ATATGCGCCAGCAGTTGCTTGTGTTGACTCAACATATCCAACAATCCTAAATGGAACAGAAGTTCTAGCAGTTGTTGAGTAAATTACAGTACCACTGTCTGCTGTACCAGTTCCACCTTCAGCAGTTGTACTAATCAAAACACGCTCATCTAACAACCCATAAGCGTTTGCATTTACAACAGCTAATTCAACAGTTCCAGCATTATCTATAGCCAATACAGCTAATTTAGACAGTATTGCGTTTACTGTACCAAGTGTAGACCCATTGGAAACAGTCATTGAAATAGCAGCAGTGACGTTTCTTGTTGTTGTTGCTCCTGAAGATGCAGTAGATGATCTGAAATCTAATGAGCAGGGATTTAATCCCAATGTCAATATATTTGTAGCAACAGTCGCAGTTATTGTCGGAATTTGCTTATAAGGTATATTGGAACTGCGCTCAAATGCAAACGACCAACTTGCGGCGGTTGTTCCTGTAATAAGAATACAAGTACATCTAACAGCAGCACCAGCAGGAATCAATGTGATTGTGTTCAAACCACTTGATTGAACAGTTAAAACTCCAGTTGAGTTGTTGACGATCAAATAACTAAGTCCAAGTACAAGAGTACTTGTAACAGGCAAAACAACTGTCTGAGTTGTTGATCCAGTAAAAAACTGTTGGTTATTACTAGCAGAAGTTAATGTTGTTGTTCCGGCGGCTGTAGCTGTAGTGGTGTAACCCAACTTAATATTGTCAATAACAGGCAAAACAGCATTGCTTAAAGTGGTTACTCCTGTGGCAGATAGTGTTGTGAATGCACCTGTACTTGGAGTAGTTGCACCAATGGTAGAACTATCAATAGTAGAAGTTGTTATTGTTGCCCCTGCTATTGTTCCTCCACTACTATCTAGTTTTGTAGCAACAGCAGTTGCAATATTTGCAAACTCAGTATTGATCTCAGTGCCTTTAACAATCTTTAAAGGATTACCAGATGCCAGTGCATCCTTGGTTGCAAAATTTGTTGTTTGTGTGTAATTTGACATTTTTTCCCCTAAGCAATCTTGCCATTTTTGGCTTGAAGTTCAATCTTTTGAATGGATAACTGACTGTTGTTTATATCCATCTCAACCCCTATTTGAACAATCTTTCCCTTGCTGGTTGCATTTGTTTCTATTGTTGTTAATGCAACTCCAGATGTGTAATATGCTACTACTGTGGCATTCGATCCATATTCAGCAATACCATATTCAGCCGTTGTTTGAGTAGGTATATTTACCTGTGAAGAATAATAATTTCCTGTAAAATCATATCCCCACTTTAAAGTAACCAATTGATTAGAACCGCCAACAACAATAACCTTTATCTTCTTCAAAATAGAGGTAATATTTATATCACCAAGGTCAGAATTGTTTGTGTAGTATGCCAACCTATAGGAAGTTGCATTGTCTAAGTATGTACCATATTTTCCAATGTACCCATTCTTGCCAATCAACAAATCACCATTACGTCTTGCACAAAAAGATGTTGGCTCAATACTGTCCCAAATCGTTGACCTAGAAGAACCATCTTGCATGATTCCTTTTGTATCAAACGCATAAACGTATTTTGATGTTGGTAAATTTAACAAGTAAAGTGCATTTGTTTCAGAATATATAGCTTTAATATTTGATGCAGTTTCACCAGCAACAGCACTCATCAAATCATTACGCACATTCTTAGACAAGTCACGTTCAGGAGATGACTTCTCCTGAATAGTTCTCATCAATGATCTAACGCCACTGTTTGACAAGAAAATAACATCAGTGCTGGTTGTTTGAATACTGTCCCTAGCAATACAACCAATACCCTCAACAGTATCGCTAAGAACCATTGAAGACGGCGTAGTAGCACCAGAATAGATCAATATTTGACGCTTGCCAAAGATGAATAAAAATCCATTGTGGGCTGCTAGTCCAGTAATTTCATCAGCACCATTCACCCATACATTGTTTACGTTCAATGAACCAGAAGTACCTGTTGACCAAACATGACCTGAAATCAAATCACTGAAGTAAACAGTTGCATTGACTGTCGTAGTATTTGCCGCCCACAATCTACCAAAAGCAGAAATCACAATGTTTGCATCAGGTACAGTAGCTACATAACCTGTTTTTTCAGAAACTCTACGATAGGTTGTAGTGCTTACAGCAGGGTCATAAATCAAAGGGTTATACCCTGATTGAAAGAAGTATGTAATGCTGTTAAGGGATGCACATTGCCAATTATTAGCAGTAATAGTTGGTGCTGTTCCACCACCACCATAAGTCAACTCAACAACAGCATTAGACCCGTCAAGTTTAAACAGCTTGTTGTTGCCAGCAAATAAAACAGTCAAAGTTCCATCTGCTTGCACCAATTCATTGATGACAGTGACATCATTTGCACCTAATGCACCACTAGAAGAATTTACCCTAGAGTATCCTTTGCGAGAACCGATCCGACCATACTGGTCAATGATTGCATTTTGAGCAACCAGAGCATACCCAAGGGATAAATCAAGAGGCGATTCTTGGGTATTCAACCCCTGAAATCCTGGGGCTGTTAAAGAATACGTCTGGAGTGCTTGGCTCATGTTGGCACAAACTCCTGATTCTCAGGGTAACGAGTACCTTCCAATGCAATGTAATCAGCCAACATTGCTTTGTAAAGCAAATAAGCCTCAGATGAAGATAGACCACCATCTTCACCACGTTCTACCAATGCACGAGCATAAGCATTCTGAGCTACCAAAGTGTCAGCAACAGAGACAACAGTTGAACCAGATGACAATGTTGCCTGTGGCACTGTCAAAGCAAACTTGATTGTATATACGCCATCAGGGATTGGATATAGATTTACCTTGGTGTCGTAGCTACCATCAACTCCATCAAAAGCAAATTCGGTAGGGATTGAATTAACTAATGGTGTGAAGTTTAGCTTGCGGTTCATATCCACAAAGCTAATATTTGTAAGGCCAACATTGCTTGTGGTGTTGATTACATCCATTACTTGAAACTTCTGACCAGCACCCGTTAAAGAATAAGATGCTGTAGATGCCGCAGTAGTAACTGTGATAGTTTGACCTAAAACATTCCAAGAAAATGCATCTTCAATCTGACGCTTTGCATCATTGACAAACTTGCCAATCAGTGTTGAATATGTTGTTTCTGTAACAGTAGAAACAGTTGTTTCACGCAACCTTGCGAGTACATCATTTACAAGTTCTAGATAAGTCATCTGCTTCCAGCCTTTGCTTTGTTCCTGTCGGATATAGCTTTAGCTTTTGCCTTTGCGTCAGCCTTTGAGGTAGCACCCCATGCCTTGAGCGAAAGAAGCAGTCTTGTTGGTTCACCATTCTTGTACTCTGCACCGTTGTTGCCAGCCATACGAGCCAAGAAACTTGCCCTGCGAGGGTTATCCCCCGACTTTACTGGAGGTTTCAAATTACCACCAGTTTCCGCATTATAAGATGATCTACCCTTGGCATTCAAGCCGCCTTTTGGATTTTGACCAGCTTTTGTTTGCCAAGTGGGTGTTTTCATCTACTTCACCTTTTTAGGTTTCTTTGCAGTCTTTGCGGCTTGTTTGAAGTCAGCAGCAGTAGGTACAGCTTTAGACCCCACCTTGTTCATCTTCTCACCAGACCCCGCTGCGATACGAGCCTTTTTTGCATTAATGTTGGCATACAAGCCTTGTTTAGTAGCCATTTTTCATCTTCTTCTTAGGTTTGGTCATACCAGATTCAGACAAAGCAATTGCAACTGCTTGCTTCTGAGACTTTACAACCTTGCCAGTTTTAGAGCCAGAGTGCAATTCACCCTTGCCATACTCAGTCATGACCTTACTAATCTTCTTTTGGGCTTTGGTTTTCATGTTAGTACATAACCTTTGCGGTGATCGTGCCTGTTACATAAACTGTGCAATTTGCTCGTAAGTACGTTGGTGCATTTTGGACAGTAACGATCCCATTAGCAGTCAATGCAGTTCCCAAAGTTGACCAGTTTGTTCCATCAAGACTACCTTGTAATGCAACAGTAGCTGATGTAATACCTGAAACTTGTAAGAACGCTGGTTGACCAGAATCAACCTGTACGGCTGTTGATGCGCCAGTTGCTACAACGGCATTCAGAAGCGTGATGGGAGCAGTTAAAGATGACATTATTTACCTCTTGAAGATTTCTTCATCATGTTGGTAGCAGTCCGACCACCACGCATAGGCATACCCTTGGGTTTACCAACTGCAACCATGATTGCTATAGGAATACCCTTTTTAGGGGCATTAGCGGGAGTTTTGGGTTTAGCTTTCATATCAGTCCTTTTTGATTGAACCACCAGATTTCCAAGCATCACAAGTGCGTAGTGCTGCACAAGTAAAGTGAAACAATTCGCAGAATCCTAGATCAGCAGCTTCAATAAACTGCTCATCATAGTCAAGCTCATTAGGTGAGCTTTTACCCTTTTCTAATCCATCTTTGATGCACTGCATCATTGTTGGGGTTTGGATAAATGCCGCACAGTTTCCACAACGCATAGTTTTGACAACATCAGTAGGTGCGTTGTACATCTTGGCTTTCTTGAGCCAAAACGATTCATTGGGTTCAAGTGGATTTGGCGCACCATAGCCAAAGTTCTTGAAAGCATTATTTCGGTTCTTAAGGTTAAGCGTTACATCCTGAGTAGGAAGTGGGCAAACTTTGCCTGATAAGAGTCCTTCTTTCATTTCCACAGCTTATCAGCAATAAAAGTAATGACACCGCCCATGATTGAGGCAATAGTCATCCCCATCCAAAAGCCACCTTTGCCTTTGTTGGCAAGTTCAAGTAAGGATTTGACATCGGTACTTAATTGAGTTACCTGACCATGTAGAGCCTCTACTTGAGCCTCTAACCGACCAAAATCACGAGCATCTATCTCAGACATTTGCTACCTTTCGGGGTCTTCCCATACGCTTGATTGTTGGAATTACAGGCGCACGAAATGCGGTATCTGTCCTAGTCTCTGATTCTATGGTTACTTCTGGCTCGTCTATCCTTACATATCCTTGATGACCCTTCATGGAGTCAATATCATGCTGATATGTAAAAGTTACAGTGTTACCTGATTGAAGACAGCGAAAAGTAGCCATAAAACCCTTAAATGAGAAAGGGGGGACTAGCCCCCCATTCATTACACCAAGCGAGCAGCTACAAGACGAATCTTGCAAGATGCCAAGTCAACAGTGCTACCAGATTCGTTTTGAACACGAATACTAATAACATTCGCAGCAGAAACATAAGCGGTAACGCTCATGCCAACTTCATCCACAGCAAAAGAACAACCCAAGACCATATCACCCAACGCCACGCCGGGAACGGCAACAGTTTCGGTTTCACCCGCACCATCAACCAAAGAACCAGCATCAAGCGTAGCAACAACAGACCAAGTGTCGCTGAAAAGCCCACGGAAAGATTCGTTGTCTCTAGCGGAAACAACAGCGGTAGCAGCAGCCATTTTGATTTCTCCTAATTAGGTTAAAAAAGTCCCCCCACCACTAGGGCAGGGGGCGCAACTGCAATTAGGCAGGAACTAAGAGAGCGAACATTGATGCAGATTTAGCTGCACTAACGCTTGCGGCAGAACGAAGAATCTGAACACCATACAGAGTGTCAGAAGTAAACAGAGTAGCCAAATACTCTTGTTTGTACTGGATTTGTGAACGAACAGCAACTTGCTCAACCAGCACCATTGAATCACGGTGACCCATCAAACAAACTCGTGCAGCACCAGTTCCTGATGCAGTATCAGTATTACTTGATACAAACACAGGGATACCATACAGGTTACCAATCTCACCAGTGCGGATAGTATTGTTTGTACCACCAACAAAGGCTTGTTCAGTGTAACGAGCCAGACCCATCAAAGTGTTGCGACTTGAGGGAGGGATGATGAAGAAACGCTGATCCATTGGTGTATCAGTGTCATCAAGACGCTGAATAGTGCGGCGAATAGCGGCATCGGTCAATGCTGACTCATTGTTGTTTGCGGCAACATAAGCAGTTGTACCATCACCACCAATAAACGCACCAGTTGCATAAGCATTGGTACCAGCAC